GTGCGGTATCCCAATGGCTCGCTGATGCAGTTCGGCCACTGCGAGACGGCCGCGGACGCCGCCAACTACCTCTCGGCCGAGTACGACCTGATCATCTTCGATGAGCTCGTGACGTTCGAGGAAACACCGTTCCTGTTGATTTCATCCAGGGCGCGGAGCACGAAACCGAATGTCCGACCCAAAGTCCTGTGCGGCACCAACCCTGGTGGTCCTCAATCACACTGGGTTCGGATGCGATTCATCGACAAGAATGTGGACCTGGAACAGTACCCGGATTATCGGCCAGAGGAGTGGGCATTCATCCCTTCAAAGCTGGAAGATAACCCTTATCTCGACCAGCAATACGAGCGCAAACTGCTGGCACTGCCGCCTGAACTGAGGAAAGCCTACCGCGATGGTGACTGGGACATCTTCCCCGGCCAGTACTTCCCCGAATGGAGGCGCGCCACCCATGTGTCAGGGGATCATCGCAGTTACCCAAGCGATCTGCCGCGCGTACTCTCGATGGATTGGGGGTTCGTCAAGCCGGGGTCCTGCGGCTGGTGGGTCCTCGCGGACGGTCACGCGTATCGAGAAGCTGAGTACATCTTCACCCGCACGACCGCCTTTGCGGTTGGTCAGGAAATCGCCCGACGATCCAAAGACCGCGGCCTGACGAACCTGAAATACCTCGTGTTCGACACGGCGATGGAGATTCCGCAGAACGATACGGGCGAATCGACCATCGAAACCGTGCGGCGCGGCCTGCGCGCGGGTCAGTTGCACATCACGACTGTGCAGGCCGACAAGGACCGTGTCAACGGCTGGCAGCGGCTCCGTCATTGGCTGGGGAATAGCCCTGACGGCACACCGTGGCTGACGGCATCGCCCACGTGTACGTACTTCGCACGCACGATGCCGTCGCTCGTCAGCGATGAGACGAAGCCTGAGGATGTGGACACGGACGGCGAGGACCATGCGGCCGACGATGCGCGGTATTTCGTCATGAGCCGGCCGATGCCAGGGTCGGTCAGCAAGACCATCCCGAAGGCGGAATGGTCGATTGGCTGGTTGAAGAACCGGGCGAGTAAGCCGCTCGGTCCGTTAGCGGAGCGCGAGGTGCGCGTTGGGTAGCCCCCTGATGCCGCCGATGCCCCCACAGATGCCGCCGGCTGCCGGCGCGTTGCCATCGGCTCCGGCTCCGATGGCGCCCCCCGCGCCAGCCCCGGCGGCGCCTCAAATGCTCCCCATGTCCGACGAGGATGTGTCGGACTGGCAGGAACGCCTCAAGCTCGATCGCGACGTCCGCACGCGCGTGATGGCCTGGGGCGAAGCGAATCTCGAGGCGTACGCGCCGGATGCCGATGACGACCCGAAGGACTACGGCTCGAAGCTGAATACGAACCGGGATTTTACGCTGGTGGAGCGCAAGAAAGCCGACTTGTTCTTCCAGCGGCCGGACGTCATCGCGATTCCGTCGCCGCTCATGGAGGGCTCGGAAGCGATTCTCGACACCCACACGACGATCCTGAATCATGCGCTTGGCTTGGACGGGGTGAACGCGAAACTGCTGGTGCATCAGGCGCTCTTTGATGTGCTCTGCACGGTCGGCACCGGGTTCACGGTGATGGGCTACGAATCGGCGACGATCGACACGCCTGGGACGCATCCGGTGACGGGCCAGCCGATTTCGACGCCAGTGCCGGTGTACGAGAACTGCTTCTGGAAGACGTTCAGCCCCAAGCAGGCGATTATCCCGCACGACTTCCGCTCGACGGTCTGGGACGACGCGCCGTACCTCGGGTACGACTTCGAAATTCCCGTCCGGCAGGCGAAGCGCAAGGGCTGGGTGCCGGATGACTTCGCCGGCTCGCAGCCAGACCCCGAGCTCCACTTTGACAGCGGCACGACCGAGACGGGCAGCGAAGGACTCGTCAAGGGCACGCTGATCTACTACAAGTCGGCCCTGTTTCGCGATGACGTGGTGCATCCGCAGCACCTGACCGAGCTCGTGCTGATCGATGGGCGGGGGAAGTCTGCGACTGATACCGTCGCCGTCCACAAGGACTGCCCGCACCAAACGCTGAATCCAGACGGGTCACTATCGGCCGACTCCATGCTCGGCAACCCGATTCACCCGATGACGCTGCGGACGCTCACGGATTCGGCGTGGGTGCCGAGCGATTGCACGGTGTCTCGCCCGATCGTGAATGAGTTGAACACGTTCCGCCGGCAGATGGTCGAGCAGCGTGACGGCAATCTGACGCGCTACGTCTACAACACGGACGTCTTGCCGACGGATGCGCTCGCGAAGATTGTCAGGTCTCCCATTGCTGGGTTCATCGGGTTGCCTGGCGAGGCCTACGCCGGCGAAGGCGCCGTCAAGGAACTCCCACATGGCACGTTCCCGCGCGAGAACTTCCAGTTCAACGATTACCTCGACAACGATCTCGCCCGCACTCATGCGCTTGATGCGAGCCAGAGTGGCGCAGACAATTCGGGCGGAGCGAAGACGGCAACAGAGGAGCAGATCAAACAATCCAATGTCTCGGCTCGCCTCGGCCTTGAGCGCGGCATGGTCCTGGATTGGTATGTCAAGGGCGTCGAGAAGTATTCGACCCTGATTCAGCGGTACTACACCGTGCAGATGGCCGCCGCGATTGTCGGTCCGCAAGCCGCGCAGGCGTGGGATCCGTGGCGCAAGCAGGTCCCGAGCTCGCTGGCCTTCACCGCGCACCCCGATTCGACCCTGCGGATGGACCTGTCGAGCGATCGGCAGCGCAAGATGCAGGAATATACGTTCTTTGCGAATGACCCGTTCATTAACCGTCAGGTGCTGCTGAAGCATCTCGTGACGAATCTGGGCTATCCGCAAACGGTCGTGAATCCGCAGCCACCGCCCAAGGGGCCAGAGCCGACCAAGCCGACATTTAGCTTCAAGGGCGATGACCTGAACCCGCTCGCGCCCCAGTTCGCGATCGTGATTGAGATCCTGAAGCAGTCCGGCGTGACGATTGACCCGGCGGCCATTCAGCAGGCGCAAGCCGGCGCGCAGAACGCGCTGTTGGCTGGCCACGTCGTGAACCAGGCGCAGCCGGGGATGCCAGGACAACCGCAGACGGCGCACGGTGGGAAGTTGCCGGCGATGGAAGGCTTATCGAAACACGCCGCGGAGTTGACGGGCGGAATGCAAGGCACCGGCAAGCCGGCGCCGATGGGACCAGGAGGCAGTATCCAATGAAACTGAGCGCAGCTGCACGACAGGCACTCCCAGCAGGAGACTTCGCGGGTCCTGGCGAATCGTTCCCGATTCCCGATGTGAGCCATGGCCGCTTCGCGCTGGCCGAAGCCAAGCATGCGCCTGACCCGGCGGAGATTCGCGCGAAGGTCCATGCGAAGTTCCCGCAGATTGATAAGAAATCCGCGGTGCGGCAGGCGCTCTTGCACAAGATGGGCGGCAAGTAGAGTGCCGTTGTACTCGTATCGCTGCTTGACGTGTCACGTGGAACACGACCGCTTCTCGACCATTGCGGCGCGGAACGAGCAGGACTGCGCCTGCGGCGCGCGCCTCGAGCGCACGTATACGCCGACGAACGTGATCAGCGATGAGTTTGTGGGCGGGTTCGTGCAAGAGAACTTCGGCCACAAGCCAGAGACGTTTTACAGCAAGAGCGAGATGGCGCGGCGCGCGAAGGAACTCGGGTTGCAACCGTTCGTGCGGCACGTTGGCGAGCAGGGTAGTGATCGATCGAAGCATACGACGAGGTGGATTTGAGCCTGATATTCACGCCGAACGGCGGGATGATCAACACGGAGCGGACGGACGAAGACCTGCCGCCTGAATATCTCCGCATGCTGGTTGTGCTCGCAGACACCTCCGCGCAGCTGGACATCGGCCTGCACTGCTCGCGGTGCAATACCGATCTGGTCGGCTCCAACAATGTGAACGACCCGCGCATGATGCTGGAGTGCGCCTGCCGGACATTTACGGGGCCGAACCCGATGCGGGAAAGCTGATGCTGTTCGTGGCCGTCGGATTCGCCGTCGGATTGTTGGTCGCCGCGGCCTTGGCAGAGTTGCGATGAGTTGTACGTGTTTGAACCCGACATGGATGCAGCGGCCCAGCGGAGCGATTGTCTGCGCGCTCTGTGGCGGCCATCCCGAGCCGGTGCATGAGGTGAAACCGAAGCCGTAAATCAAGTTGTACGAGTCGTCTAGGGTAGCTCCCAAACAGCCGTAGCCCACGGCCGACGACATCGACAAGGGCAGATCAGCGAAGGGCCGCTGACTGATGACGCTAACGCGTTGTTGGTCGGTGGCCCTTTTGCTTTTTGCCCAGTTTTTTTTCGCGTGCGGCCGCGACATGCCGCGAAGGACGAATGAGCGAACTCGCCACAGCAACACCATCGGCGCCTGCCAGTTCTGGCGCCTCGACACCGAGCGCCCCCGCGACAAGTGGGGCACCGTCGTCAGCGGCGACATCCAGTCGTCCGAAAAGTTTCAGCGATCCGTCGTTGAACTGGTCGGCCGACGCGCCCGCCTCGCCAGCGAGCACCCCTGCGTCTGAAGGATCCGCCGAACCGCCCGCCAGTGCGACAACTGCGCCGGCTACCGATCCGACGAACGCAGTCACCCCAGCACCAGGCCCGTTACCGTTCGAGCGACACAAGGCGATCTTGGAAGGCGCGTACAAAGAACGCGATCAGTACAAGACCCAATTTGAGTCGCTTCGGCAGCAGCAAGAGTCCCCCGAAGGCCAACGCCTGCGTCAGTGGGCGGATGCCTATCGGTCCAATCCTGAGCAGTGGTTCGCGAACACCGTCGCCGAATTGGCGCAGGTGCGACCGGACCTCGTGCAGAACTTCCGGTCCCAAGCCGCGCGCCTCCTCGCGAGTCGCGAAGCGCCGGCGCAATCGTTCGAACCGGACATCCCGGTTTACAACGAGCAGGGCCAGATGGTCGCGCAGACGTACAGCGCGGATAAGGTCAAAAGCCTCGTCCAGCAAGCCGTGGCGTCAGCAGGAAGTCACCCCGCTGAAGCAGGACTTTCAACAGCGGCAGGCTCAGGACCAACAGCGCCAGATTCTCCACGAAGCCAATCAAGTCGCGTCCTCGCAATTCGAGGAAGCGAAGACCTGGCCGGGATTTCTGGCGGATGCCAATGGGACCGTGGACCCCGATCTGGCGAAGGCGTTTGCCGAGCACAACGATTGGTCGCTCGAGCGCGCATACATCGCGACGGTGGTGCCGAAGCTGCGCGCCAGGGAACAGGCGCAAGTGCTGGATGACCTCAAAACCAAAGCGAACGCCTCGAGCGGTGTGAATCCGTCAGGCGCCGCGATCGCCTCGACCCGCAGGCCCAAGGATTTCAACGATCCGAGCCTGAAGTGGTGAGAGGCGGGAGTTAGTTCATGCCCAATCCCAATGCTGGACAGCGCGTCGCGTCCAACTGGGAAGCCGTCGTCGGCAAGGGGCCGGAAGACAACATCAACAACGACTACTGGGTGTTTAACCAGCTGTCGAAGGGTGATGCCTTCATGGGACTCACGGGAGGCGATTTCATCGCCGCCCCTCTCGAGTACGCCCTGAACACGACGGTTTCCAGCTACAGCGACACCGACCTGATTTCGACGACTCGTATCGACACGTTCGACCGCGCGGAGTATCAGTGGAAGGAATACGCCGGGACGGCGATCCTCTCCGACCTTGAGGCCGACCGCAACGCGGGCGAAGGCACGGTGTTTGCGTTGCTGCCCGCGAAGTTGAATAACCTCAAGAACTCGATGCGCTCGGCGATCAACACGGACCTCTTCTCCGACGGCACGGGCAATAGCTCGAAAGCCATCGGCGGGTTCCAGTTGATCATCTCGAGCACGCCGACGACCGGCACGGTCGGCGCGATCAATCGCGCGAACTTCTCGTTCTGGCGCAATCAGCAGACCTCGGGAGCGAAGACGACCTCTGCGTTCGACAACCTGCGCGCCACGATGCGGAGCATCTACAACCTGTGTTCGAACGGCGTTGCGGACGACCATCCGGATTTCGCGGTGACCGACCGAGCCACGTTCGAAGGTTTCGATGGATTGCTCCTCGCGAACGAGCGGTTCACTTCGAAGGATAGCGGCGATGGCGACTTCAAGAACGAAGTCCTCGCCTTCAAAGGCGCGAAGCTCTCGTATGACGTCGCCTGCACCGCAGGAGTCCTGTACTTCTGCAACACCTCGTATCTCAAACTGGCCTACAAGAAAGGTTCGTGGTTCAAGATGCTCGAGAGCATCCGCCCCGCCAACCAGACCTTGACGGTCTACCCGGTCAGGACCATGTGCAACCTGATCACCACCAATGCCCGACGCCTTGGCTGCGTCACGGCCATCACGTAGGGAGGGGCACATACCATGGCAGCAGCAGTTCTGACAGGCGTCGGTGGGGCGTTCCCCGGCGACACATCCACCATCTTCGCGACCCCATTTCCGATTCAGCCGGGCGCGAAGGCCAATGACACGGCCGGCAACCAGTACATGTTCGTCGCCTTCCAGGCGGTGACCTACTACGGGTGCTTGGTCCAAATTGACTCGCTCAACCGCGCGACGCCACTCCTCGGCACGGCCAGCAAGCCGTTCCGCGTGGGTGTCGTCATGGCGGGCGGCACGCCGACCACCGACAACAACTTCCACATCGTCGCCACGGGCGCGAGCACGCAGCAAGGCGGATGGGTCCAGATCTACGGGGTCCACTCGACCGTGCAGACCGGCGTGGCGACCGATGGTGGCGTGTCGGCGACGGCCGGTGGCAACTACTGGGCGATTCCGCAGACGTCTGTGGGCACGCCGTCCGGCACCTTGTCGCTGATTGCACAGGGCGCGGGCACGTCGATCGCACAGTCGTCGGTGGACGGCAACAAGATTTACAACATGTGGATCGTGGATCTCGGCGAAGTCACGGACCTCGCCGGATGGCTCGGTGCCTCCGGATCATCGGGACCGACCTCCACCTCGATCAACGGGGAAACATCCGGAACCGCCACGTCGGCGTTCATTGGGCAGACCTACGCCTGCTTCTTGAATTACCCGTACGTCACGGGTGTCACGGTGCCGTTGTCGGACGCGACCACGTAATGAGGAAGGGCCTGAACGTGCAGATTCAGGCGTCGTCGGCCAAACCGCGGGTTCCCGTCCCACGACGGGCGCCCGC